TCTTCGCCTATATAAGTTTCTATGTCTCCGTATTCTTCCAAAAACTTTTTGTATTCTTCATCAGTCATTAAATCTCACCAAATTCAATTTGCATTGCTTTTTCTTCTTCATTATGTGCTTTTATTAACTCATCAATAGACTTTTCATCTATTCCTTCATCTATTAACTTATTTAATATAGGCATTATGATTTTTGCTTTCATTGAATAAGGTATTGCTCCTACTGATTGTATTTTATTTAATACTTGTAACTTCTTTATATCATCAAATTTTTCATTTGCTCCATAATCCCATTGCAATTCTGTTGGTAATAGATTTTCTTGTATTCCTTCACTTTGTTGTGCTTTAACTATATTCTCTATTAAATGGTTAATTTGTGGCTCTATTTGTGTTTTAATAGCCTCAATAGTCATATCACTTGCATTCTTTTGCAAATTGATATTATCTACATTTTGATAAGCATCTTTTTCATAACCAAAACTTGCTGGACTTAATCCTGCTAATTGTATAATTTGGTAATCATAAAATTTATAAGTTGATACATATTGTTCTGTTCTTATATCACCTTGTAAAAATTCAAATATTTGGTGTTCTTTATCTCCAGGTAATAAAGTGAAATAATCAGTTAAAGTTCCTACTGTTAAATTTCTTACATCAAAATGTGTTGTACTTGGTTGCCAATTGCTTACTATGTCTCCGCTTTGATAGTGTTGACTTGTTACTATTCTCGTTTTAGTCTTTTCTATCTCATCAGCCATAGTATTTATAACAACCATTTCTTCATTTAATAGCTTTTCACTTTCTTTGAAAAAGTCTTGTCCTAAATCTACATTGATGATTATTTCATAAGGTAATATATATTTATCTAAATAATTATTGTTTGTTCTTTGATTAAATTGTTGTATAGATATAGGTGTTCTTTTGCCTTTTTCTGATACTGCAAAGGCTTTTAAATTCATATAAGTTATACCATTTTCTAGTTTTATATCTCTTATTAGTTCATATATAATTTCATCATCTTTAAATATTCCACCATATTCTTGTACTATTTTACAACTAATAACTTTATCATATTTTTGTACTAGATCATGTATTTCATTCTTTCTAATACACTCTAAATAGATTTTATTATCAAATTTATGGATATATATAAAACTTTCTCCTTGATATATACCTTCTTCTAGACATTCTTTTAAAGTAGGCATTAACCAATTTATTTGCAACCCTTCTGTTTGTGTTACTATATCACTACCAAATATTGAATTAACTATAAATGTTGCTATTTTCTTGGCTGATGGTGCTACTTGATATTTTGTTTCTGTTTTAATATTGGGTATTCCATTTGTCTCTCCAGGTAGCCTTACTGTTGCTCTAATTTCAATATAAGGTGCTTGTAAAGGATTATAGGCTGGTACTAATTTTCTCATTATACACCTCCAAATAATTCAACTTCTATGTGTGTTTCTCTCTTTTTGTTATTGGTATATTTTAAAGCAATTGGTCTTACTACTATCTTTGTATTCCAACTACCTAATAAATATTTTTTAAATAATACTCTTATAGGATAAATCATTTCTAAAGGTTTATCTCCTTCTTTGATATAAACTCTCTTAATAAACTGATTTCTAAAATATAGATTTACTTTCCATCTTTTCATATATTCCTCCAACAAAAAAAGCATACACCCATACGGATATATGCTCTTTCGTGTTTAACTACACTTTATTGCACTTCTCTATATAATAATACCATAATGTATTAATATTGTCAACTACTAATTACTTTTTTGAATTACTATTCTATCTCCATCTTGTTTTACTTCTACTTCTTTATCTTGTAATCCCATTTTTTCTACTAATACTTTTGGTATGTTTATATAATAACAATTTAATTTCTTTTCATTTTTAGTATAATAATACATTTTATTTAATTTTGCCATTTCTACCTCCTATTTATTTGTACTATACACATTAAGATTATTCCACATAACCCACCTATTATAAATCCTATCATAATTCCTCCTTAACTTCTTTTACTAATTCTTCTATATTTTCTTCTATAACACTTTTTATCATATCATCTGTTATTATTACATGAGGATTATCTTCTTTATATGCTTGTATTATTCCTATTATATTTTCCATTACTTTCACCTACATATTCTTCTAATTTATCTGCTATAAAATTTAATGCTTCTTTTATTGTTTCTTTATCATTTTTGTCTAAATCTAATTCTCTTAACATATCTGCTAAATTTAATAAATCCATATTTTTCATTTTTATTTTACCTCCTTTTCATTTATAACTCTTTCTATTTTTTGAACTGCTTTTGTATATTCTTCTAATTTTCTTGAAACATCTTTATCTCTTATTCCATGTTTATATTGTTCCTCATAAATATCAAACCATTTTAATTGCCATTTTCTATTATATTGATATTCACTTTTTAATTTCTCATTATCTAATGTTCTTAAATATTTTAAGGTATACATTTTAATCCCTTCCTTTCAAAGTCAATTATATATTAACATAATAATGTTATAATGTCAATACTTAAATAAAAAAAAGTTATTTTTTTTCATATTTATAACTTTTTATATGTTTATAATTATTAGGATATACTTCAAATACTTCTATCATTTTGCATTTAGCACATGGAGTTTCTATTATCAATGGTATAGTTGTATCAATACCCATTTTCTTTAGTGAATTATGATATTGTTCTATATTTATATTTAATAAAAATCTTTTACTAGACTTACATCTTATTTCCAAAATATTCCTCCTTAAACAACAGGTGCTCTGTTGGTTTCTTTCCATTCTTCCAAAACATAGCGTAGGGAGTCGACACTATGATCTTTTTCCTTTTTATAACAGTTAATTCCTTCTTTTTTACTTCTGATTGTATCGTATTGATACGACTCAAATTCTTGTATGCTTTCGTCCTTGTTGCAATAAATTATTTCTCCAGTTTCTTTTATGTGTTTTATTGAATTACCTTTTAGCATTTGTAAATATCCTTTATAAATTAAAGATTGCAAATATTGAACTCCATTATCTACTGAACCTGGTCCTTTGGTTGCTAATATATGAGGTATATTGTCCGTTACTAATCTATTATGAAAATGACTAGCCTCGGAGTCTATAACTATTGTTGTAATAGGAATATGAGGATACAATTCTTTTAAATGTCCTAAAAATAGCCTTAATTGTCTACTATAATATTCAGTTGTTGGTGTATCCATTTCTACTCTTGGGTCATGATAATATACTGGTAATCGTATAATTTCCCATTTTGCTGATATTTGGTTATATGCTAACATTATAGGAACAAAAGTTGTTGGGTTTACTGAACCATAGTCAATACCAATACCAATTTCTCTTACTGCATAATTTTCAATATTATCAATAATATTTAAACTTTCAAAAACCTTGCCGTAGCCAATAGTCCATTTATTATAAACCTTTTGGTCTCTTAATGCTCCTGGTGGGAATAATTCTATAACCTTATGTATTGCTTCTTTGGTGTCTATTTTTGGATTATCATAAGGAAAGAATACATAATTCTTTTTGTCTTGTTTTCTGTCTAAGTAGTCTAATTTATAATCGTGATTTTCTCCACCTTCAACATTAAAACTATGAATAGTCTTTATATATGGATTATTAGCATAGCTCATTTGCCTACCTGGGAATTGATTAAATTGTTCTTGTAATGCTTTTTGAGTATATATTCTTGCACTTTCATCTACCCATATATATATTAAAGGTCTACCTACTATATTATTGAATGATAATACATTATTAAAAGGAAAGAATGTAAAAGTTATATTATGTAATTTAATCCACTTTTCATTATTTCCCCATTTCCAATCTTTATTCTTTTCTAATGGTGTTCCTTGCATTTTAAAGAAGTCTAGCATTACATCAAGAATATTCTTTTTCATTGTTGCTACACTCCAACCTACTATTGCACCATCAAATTCTTCATTAGGATAGGCTTTTGATAAATTCTCTGCATATTTAATTGTTCCTAATGAAATAGCAAAAGTTTTACCACTTTGTGTACTTCCTAATATGTATATTTCTTGTTCTTTTGTATTTTGTATATCATTTATTAAACTATTTTGTTTCTTTGATAGTTTCATTTTCTACCTCTTTAATCTTTTTATTTATTTTACTGATTTTTTTGGTAGTTTCTCCTTGGCAATTACAACCTTCTAAATCTTTTAATATTAGTTCGTTCTTTTCTAATTTAAGTTTTTCTTCTTCTGTTACTATTATGCTTGGGCTGTTCTTTATCATGTAGTTCTTTCCTATCTTGATAAATTCCATTGTTATTCCCTCCTTTTTTGGCTTCTAAGCCACTTTTAAATACACTTGGTATATATTCCTTTTCTTTTAGTATTTCGTTTGATATAGGCTTATTATTGCTATCTAATATCATATTTCTTCTATCTCCATTTTGTATTTATATTCAAATATCTTTTTTTATATTATTATTTCTATTTCAACACCATATCTGTATTCAAATAATTTTTTCTTTATTTTAAATGCTTCTGTGATTGTATTTTTTGAACCCTTTATATCTACTATATGAAGTTTATTATCTTCAGTAGTTATATAAGTAAAATCTGCTATGTATTGCATTTTTCTTACTGTTCTATTATTTATTTTGTATGTTGGTATTAATTCAAATGGTACTTGTCTTTTTAAATCTTTTATCATTCCTGTATTTTCCATTAACTTTAATTTATAAAAATAATTACATTCTTTTTTGGAGTCAAATAATATATCTCCATAAAACACTTTTTTATTATGATATTTATTCATACATTTCCTTTTCCAATTCTTCATTGTTTACTATTTCTATTTTTAGTTCTGGTGTCTTTATTTCTTGTATTTCAGTTAATTCTCCTAATAGTTGTAACATTATTTTATAATTTTCTGCTTTACCATCTACTGCACCTTTTATCAATCCTAATGTTGATAATTCTCTATATGTTTTACCTTTATTATTTTTTTCATTTAATAACATTTCTAGTGTTTTTTTCATAGTGGCTTTTTCTTGTCTAGCCTTACCACTAGCAATTCCACCCATTCTTGCTATCTCTCGCTGTTCTTCGGGTGTTCGGTTGTCAAATCGATATTCTTCAATTTGGTCTTCTTTTGCCACTATATCACTTCCTTTTTATGTTTTGTTCATATTCATTTAAACTTAAATTATCACTAACTATTTTTATTGATTTTACATTTTTAAAACCTAATGCACATATATATGCGAGTTCCATATCAAATACACAAGGTTCTTTTATATCGGTTTGTAATACAAAGTCGTTTGATGTATAACATTTCACGTTGCCATCAAGTATATAAGTCGGTTCTTGATATTCAACGTTTGGATGATATAATTTGCAACTTCCTATATGCACTTCAGTTCCTATATCAAAGTAATTACTTCCAACATAGCCAAAATTCGTTATTTTTAGGTTTTTGTTGGTATTTTTTAATGTTTCTAGTATATTTATACCACCAACACCAGTTTTAACTATTTTCTGCCCTTTAAATCGCTTTTTAGCTAGTTTGTATTCTTCATCAGTTGCAACTACTATCAATTTAACTTCACTGCCTTTTCTCCTGTAAAATTTTCCCATCTTGCTTTATATCCATAATTATCTGTTAATTTGTGGCATTCGTGGCATAATGTTAATCCATTATCTACATCATAAATTAATTCGGGATATTTGCTTTGTGCTTTTATATGATGTGCTTCTAAATCTCTTGTATGCTTACCACAGTTTTGACAAATATAATTATCTCTTTGAAAGACTTTATCTCTCCATTCTTTATACTGAGAATTAGTTTTTCTTAATTTGCTTTCTTTTGTTTTTCCACCCTTCCAAAACCAACTTAATTCGCCTTTATGTGTATTTCTATAATCTAGGTTCCTACATTCATTATTGCAATAGACTTTATTCCTTTTAATATTGGTTTTTATATCTTTACCACAATATTTACATTTATTTATTATAGTTGCTCTTTTGCTCCAACATTCCTTACTGCAATATTTTTGTTTATGGTCTTTAAAATCTTTTACTGCTCTAAACTCTTTACCACATACAAGACAAATTCCTATTCTTGCTCTTTGTAAATCAGGTCTTACTTCTCCTTTTCGCATTTTATATCTCTCCAATTAGTTTTAGTTCCATCAGGATTTAATCTATAAACATCATTTCCAGTAAAATTTATATATCTTTCAATTATAACCGAAACATAATGTTCATCTAGTTCCATCATATAACATTTTCTATTTAATTGTTCACAAGCAATAAGTGTTGAACCACTACCACCAAATAAATCTAGCACATTGTTATTTTCATTAGTTGTATTTGTAATAGCAGTTGCAGATACTTCAACAGGTTTTTGTGTAGCATGAACATAATCGTTAGCATTGTCTTTTGATATATTCCAGACACTTCCTATTCTTTTACCTGTTATTTCTTTAGAATTATTACTGCATAATATTATCTCATAATCTGTTGAAAAGGTATGTTTTAAATCTCCAATACCTCCACCACCTTTATTCCAAATAATCATATTTGATAAGTCATAATATTCCGTAAATATTTCTAACCATTCTTTTAATACTTTCCAAGTAGTACATACAAATACAAATCCATTATTAAACTTCTTCACTATTGGCATAAAATCTAGTTTTTTATCATCATTTTCTATTACATCAAATTTTTGTGTTTTAGTTCTCATATTACTTTGATATTCATATCCATAAGGTGGGTCTGTAAATACCATATCAGCCTTAACACCATTCATTAATTTTGCTACATCTTCTTCACTTGTGCTATCTCCACACATTAATCTATGGTTTCCTAATTGGTATATATCTCCTAATTTTGCTTTTGGTTCTTTTGGTATTGCTTCTTCTATATTAAATTCATCTTCTACAATCTCTTGTTCTTCTTCTATATCTAAATCAATATCAAAGCCAAAATCACTCATATCAATAGTATCAAAGTTGTCTAATTCTTCTTGTAATATATCTAAATCAAAATCACTATTCATAGTAAGTTTATTGTGTGCTAATGTATATGCTTTTCTTTCTTCATCAGTTAAATGGTCTAGTCTTATTATAGGAACTTCGGTATATCCTAGTTCTTTACAAGCGATTAAACGTCCATGTCCTTCAACTATTTCATCTTTCCATATTCCTATTGGGTCGTCCATACCAAATTGTTCTATACTCTTTTTAATTTGTTCTATTTGTTCTTTGGGGTGTTGTTTAGCATTATTCTTATATGGTTTTATACTATTTATATCTACATATTCTATTTTTAATTCCATATTATTTACCTTTCTGTTTCTTCTAAATAATCATATATTGTCATTTGTTCTTCTTTAAATCTTTCTTCTAATTGCGTTAATGTTTGATTTGGTCTAAATGTATTAAAACTATCTTTCTCCATATCTTTTAATGTATTCCATAATTCACTATGATTTCTATATAGCCATTTTAATTGTTTTATGCTTTGTTTTGGGCAAAACCAGCAACCACCTCTAAAACTTGTTTTATATATAGGACTAACTAAATCATATTTTTTGCATATTTCCATCGCTTCTTTTTCAGTTATTTTTAAATCATATAAAGGGCAAATATGTGTTTCATGATTTAATCGGTTATATCGTTCGGGTTCATCATAAGCAATTCCTACATATTGTATAACATCTTTGTTGTTTTTAAAATACTTTCTTATTGGTTCTATTTTTAATCTTGAATTACACCAACTACCAATTACATAAGGAAATCCATAATTATCTCCAATATGTTTTCCTTTTTTCTTAATTGTATAAAATTGTTTTTTAAATGTTATCCCTCTTAAATGTGTAACTTTTATATCAAATTTTTCTTTCAATATCTTTTCTGCTTTTTTAATAAATTGATACATTTCTGGTGTTTCTCCACTTATGTTTTCATCAAACATTATTTCACAATATATAACTTCATCTAATGGCAATCCTAATTCTTTTATTTTAATTAACATTGCTAAACTATCTTTACCAAAAGAACAACTAGCAACATATTTCATATTATTTACCTTTCTTTACTCTTTTAGGTAACTTTCTATCTCCTGTTGCTTTATCCCATTCTGCTACTGCTTTCTTGCCACCTAATGCTTTAATTCCTTCTTTAGAATGTCCCCATGCTCTTTGCCTTTCTGATTTCCATGGCATATTATCACTCCCTTATTAAGTATCACTCCAACCCTCCAACAGTTTAATGCTGATACTCGCCTGTTCCCTTTTTCTACCCTTGTATTTTACTTTTTAGATTGTTCTAATACTTCTTTATTTATCTTTTTAGCTAGTTCTAAAGCCTCTTTCTTTGTTGTAAAGCATTTAGTTGCTTTTAAATAATTACTTACTACCCATATATTTTTAACTTTTGTATCTACTTCTACTATTGTAAATTTATCTTTTTCTTTTTTAGTTATTGTATCTTTTGTTACTTTCTTCTTTATTGTTGTTTCTTTATAATCTAAATCTTCAAATATATTTTGATATTTACCTATTTTATATTCTTCTTCTGTTGGTTGATTAAAACTTACATTTGTTATAAGTTGTCCGTTTGGTATTAAATAATAATTACCATTTTCATCTTCATACTCACTCATGTCTTTGTCTATGAATTTTACATTCTTCATAAACTTAAGTAAATCTTTTTCCATCTAATCCTCCTAATTTTTGAGAACTTTCTTTTAAATTCTCATATATTTCTTTATTGCTTAAATATACATTTGGTATTCTATTATTCCTTTTCATTTTTTGCCAATATTTTCTTTCTTCTTTATCTTTGATTTCTCCTATTTTTATTGTTCTAGACTTTATGATGTTATATAAAGGTTCAGTTTCTGGAATACTTGCTAATTTCTTTTGAAATTCACTTATTCCTAATTTTAAAAACTCACTAAACTTCATATCTTTATATCTAGCGCAGTAAAAAGCATATCCCTGTTCTAAATCACTATCATAAGCATAACAAAATATTGTCTTTTGTTTAACTTTCTTTTGAGGGCTTTACCGTTTCTTCTTTACCACCATTTATTATTACACTAAATTTTTGAATAAATAGTTGTAACTCTGTTTTATTTTCGTTTGTAAATCCCATATCTAGCCATAATTCATCAAAACTCATTCCAAATTTATCTCGTATTATTTCATCTAATATAACAAATATTTCTGTTCCTACATATTCATCTTTTAATTCGTTGTAATTTTGTTCGTTATAAACGGTTTTACCGTTTACCTTAGTAGTTATCACAAAATCATCTTTCGTTAATCCTTGCTTGGTTAAATTAAGTTTTAACTTCGTTTCTGCTCTTATGTTTACTTCTTCAAATTTCTTTTTATCATTTATTGTTCTTTCAAATTCAAATCTTTTTTGTTCTTTATTTCTACTTGTATATACTAATTCTAATTTATCATCATCTATAAAATTAAATTTATACATTATCTATCCTCACAATCTTATCACATCTGATACAATATATTTCCCCTTTATCATTCTTAAAAAATAATGTCTTTTTGTTACATTTAGGACATTTTTCTTTTGGCTTTTTGCCGTATGTTTTTCTTATGTTTTCAAGTTCTTGCTTTTCTTGGTATCTTGTTAATTTTCTATACATATAACCTCCAAATAAATTTTAGAACCAAACTCACTATCACAAACTCGCTCTAAGAAAGGAAATAAAAGAGTACAAAAAAAAGGGGGTGTAATCTTAATAGTTTTTAATCCCCTGCTATATTCATAATAGCATATTATAATAAAATTTACAAGTAATTACGACCATATTTTTTTATAAAATCTTCTGTTGTTTTGCCATAATACTCACACCATCTCAATTGCCCTTTCCTTTTTAACCATAACCATTCCTTTGGATTAAGGTGTATTGAATTTTTACTAGTCCTGTGTATTTCTGGTGTAGTAAATATTACTAGTCCATCTTCAATTGATTTTTTTCTATTGCCAGTTCTTCCTTCAAATATTTCATGTCTTTCACTACCAGCAAATCTTTCATTTCTAAAATATGGCGAGCAATTTTCCATTATACAAAATTCTTTCTTCATTGTTTCTCCCTTAATGATGAATTTAAAGATACTAATACACTTGATATTTTATTATAATTTTTTTCTTTTCTAATCTCTTCTAATTCTTTTATAACTAACTTTAATGTTTTTTTTCTATCTAATAGACTTCTTTTTAAAATATCAATTTGATTTTTATTTTTGTGAATATCAAATTCTTTTAATTTTATAATATCTTGTAATTTACTTATTGTCTCCATTTGTTTGATTTCTAGCTCTGATAAATTATCTCTCATTCTCACATTATCACCCTTTTATTCTATTGTTTTGAATATCCATTGTACTTGTTCTAATTGCCATTTATAATCAAATACTTGTTGTTGTAATCTTGCATTTTCTTTTTCTAATTTATCATTTTTTGCTTTTAAACATATAATTGGTATCGCTATAAATAATCCAACCAACATCCCTATAATTATTCCTTTAACTTTCATAATAAAGCACCTAATCTTTCTTTAAATTCTTCTTTTTTATCTTTATATACATATTTTCCACAATAACTACATACTTTCTTTTTCTTATGTTCAAATGGTAATATCACAACTCCATGTCCACAACTACAATATATTTTAAATTCTTCTCTTTCATTTAATATTTTTTTACTTGTTGACAACTTCATTTCTATCACCTTTTATTTCTTTTCTTAAATCTTCTACTAAACTTTTTAATCTAATTATTTTTTCTTTTTGTTTTTCATTTTTACTTACTTGTACTTCCCAATTTTTATACAATCTTCTGTTTTCTCTATTCAATTCTTTTATTCTGTTTTTGGCTCTCCTATATTTTGGGAACGCATATAATAAATCAAATAGTTCTTCATCTTTTTTCATTTTTCCAACTTCCTTTTAATCTTTCTAATTCTTCATCATTTATAGTTGGTATTCCTAAATTAGTGCATTCCTGTACTACACCATCTATTAAGATAGACATTTCAAGTGTATTATATTCACTACTGCCTTTTAAGATTTTTATATGTGTAAATTCTTTATTATTTAATACACTTGAACCTATCACCTCATAATATTTAAAGAAACCATTATAATCAATACTAGATAATAAACTTACTATTGTAGATTGCCCATAACTTTTTAACATATTTAAATATACTTCTTCTTTTGATAAATGTACTTTGTTAGCTATTTGGTTTATCAATACCCACATATAAGCATTTGCATTTAAACTTCTTTTTTGCTTATATTCTTTTATCTCATATAATTTGTCTTTTTCTTGATTATATAACCAATTTATTAAGTCTAATGGTTTACCTAACATATTTTCACCTATTTTTCAAATAATCCATTTTCAAACCAATATGTTTGGTCTGTATAGTGATATACCATATCTTCATCAATACATTTATATTCATTATTGTAAAATTCTATATAACTTAAATCACAAGATAAATTGCTTTCAATTAATCTACTTGCTATTGGTCTAATCCATTTCCCAACTGTTATTCCTACATATCTAAAATTTGAATGTATATATTTATTTCTGTTTTTTTCTAATATTTTTGATTTTTTAAATTCTTTAATATAATTTTGAAGTTGTATAATTGCCTCTGTTCCAATTTCTTGCTTTAATTCTATAACAATTATTATAGGATATAATGTTCTAATTATATAAACCATGTCGGCTCTATGTAATCCTACTCCTGTTCTTACTTCACTTCCTAAATAATCTATTTTGCAATTAGTAAAATCATGAGATAAACATTTTAATATATATCTTTTTATAAATTCTTCATTATATTTTTCTAAATATAATCTAATTTCTTTTTCTGACATATTATCACCTTAAAATGGATATTCAGCAAGTTCTTCTCTATCTAATTTTGTTTTTTCTTCTACTTTCTTTGTTGATAAAAATTGAACTCTATTTACCAATATATATGTTCTTGTTTTATTATTACCATTACTATCTTGATATTTTTCTGTTCTTATGTTTCCATTTACTGCTATTAAATCCCCTTTATGGGTGTATTTTGATAATGTTTCTGCTACACTATCCCAGCATTCACAATTTATAAAATCGCTTTCATTTTGTCCATTAGGTGCTTTATATGTTCTTGTTATTGCCATTGAGAAACTAGCAACTGCTTTATTGCTAGTCGTATATCTCAATTCACAATCTTTTGTTAATCTACCTATACCTATAAAATTATTCATATTCATTCTCCTTTGGTATCAATTTGTAATTTTCTTCTATTCTTTGTTTGTATTCTTCAAAATCTAGTTTTAAATCATCATATTCGCTTTTTAAATCTTCTATTACTGATATTAAATTGTCTACCTTAATAAACTCTCCTACTTCATAATCGGTTCTTGTTATGCTTTCTATTTCTTTTAGCATTTTATGTTCTGTATCTAACAATTTTAAATATGTACTGCTTTCTAACATATTACATTCTCCTTTTCTTTTCTTCTAGATTTTTAATACAATCTTCTAATTGTTTTAATGTCATTTTACTTGTGCTTTCTACTTCATAATGAGTTCTAATATCTTCATAATCTGTGTTTGTTTCTGATACTAATTCATTCATTCTAGCCATTAAATCTAATATCTTTAATTGTTCGTTTTCATTTGGTAGTGGTTCTGTTAATAAGATACAACATTTTTTTAAATATGGTTCTGTTTTATCATTATCTCTTAACCATTCTAAATAATCTTCTGGTACCTCTTTTAACTTTTTACCTTTATGCTTTCCAAAACTAATTGTATATTCTTCTGCGTCTTCTTTTGTTGGTTCTTTTAATTCACTTAGACTTTGTGCGTCGTCATCTTCAGTAGCTAATCCAAAAGCCATTAACAAGCTATATCTTCTAGCATAAGTTATTGCGCTTCCTTGTTGCTGCGCTGGATTATTTACACCCATTAAAGTTGCTTCTGTTACTTGGCAACCTCTTTTTGGCTTTTCTTCCCATTCTCCATTTATAAATCTATATGTCATTATATAATCTTTTCCATTTATTTCTGATGTTTCTATTTCTTGATAATATTTCATTCCATTTTCTTCTAAATATTCATGTATCTGTGCTATATCTACATATTGATAACTATATTTACCAACATTAGCAGTTTGATTTTTAGTAATTGTATTACTCATTATTTTCACCTCTTAATATATATTTTTTAAAACTACAAATTTTTCCATACCTATTTTTCTTGGTTATCCATTCTTCATTAAATTCATAACCCATTTGTTTTAAATCATGTATTCTTGCTGATAATCTTGTTATAAATAATTCAGTAAAACTTTCATAAGTTGTTATACTACCATTTTTATTAAGGTAATCTAATAACATTTCATTCTGTGTCATCTTTTACCCCCATTCTTATAATTTGATTGTCTCCATCACATTCTGCACTAAAATTAATATAATTGTATTCAACATCTAAATCCCCAAATGTAATATTCTTGTAATCAAATTCCATTTCATCATTTCCTTTCTCTATTTAATTACATCTTAATTATATAAAAATTATTTCTAATTGTCAATACAATTTTAGTCTTTTTTAGAAAAACTTATTTGCGTCTATATTTTTAAAATAAGTCTTTAATTTTTTTATTACTTTTGATGATGTTGGTCTTTCTCCTCTTTCTATTTTTCTATAATTATCTAAATTCAAATTAAGGATATATGCCATTTCTTTTCTAGTTAAATTATTGTTTAATCTTATTTCTTTTATATAAATCATTATTTTCTCCTTTTCTTTGTATATTCTCTTTCTAATTCCCTACTGGCTACCAATTCATTAGTGTAAGTATCAATAACTAATACGCCATCATATTTTCTTCTATCTACTTTATCCATCATTGCATATAATTGAATTAAACTTTCAAATTCACAAACTACTTCGTAAGGCTTGTCTGTGTTTTGTAATCTTCGTTTGTGTCCTAATACTTGGTATTTCATTTACCTTCCTCTTCTCTTTGTTTTATATTCTTCATCATTTAAAATATCAATGCCTTTTTGTATCATCTTTCCATTTACCATAAAAGGCTGTACATCTGCTAATATTTGAAAATACTCTGTTGCTCTTGCAACCCTCTTTTGTAATTCTTCTAATTCCATTTTTGTTTTAATGTATTCTTGACAAAAATCATTATAATTATTCATTCTTTCCTCCTTCATCTTCACATATTTCAACAATATAATCACACAATTGTTCTGGTATTACTGATCTTTCTTTATTTCCTTTTAAGCCTTGTGTTCCTGTTCTACTTCCTCTCGGTGCAGGTTCATGACATTTATCTCCATTATGACACATTGACTTAAATTTAGGATTAGGGTGATTTGTCCATATATCTGTTGGTTTCATTCTATTGTCTCCATATTGACAATATGTAACTGTATATCTTGGTAAGCCTTTCATAAAATCCATCTTTCTTAATCCACCTCTTGGATTTTCAATAAAATAATATTTAGGTTTTAATTCATTTATCAAATCAAGTACGTGTTTGTTTGTCTTATCACAAAATTTTGCATAATCACTTATAGGATCTAAAAAACTGGTTTCAAGATTCTTCTTTCTGTGATGTGAAATACCTGCAACTGAATATGTAGTACAATCTGGACTAGCCCAAATTATATCAGGAACACCACCACATAATTCAATAATATCTTTTGCTGATACATTGTTTATATCTTCATATAGATCTATGTTTTCAAAATCTTTATTCCATTCAATAGAATAGGTTTTATGTCCCTTCCTCTCAAAGGCTTTGCTAATTGATCTCGTTCCAGCAAATAATTCTAAAACTTTAATTTTTATCTTTCCCTTCTAATTCGTTCATTTTATCTAATACATATCTAGCACCACAACCAGCCCAACTACCTTCTTTATTGTATAATTCTTCAACATACTCTCTTAAACTATTCCAGTTGGATTGTAATTGATTATTTTCTTTCACTAAATCATTCATGTTAGGAATTTTATTTAATCTCTCAACCGTTTTATTTAATTCATCTAAATCTACACTACCATAAGAACTTATTGCTAAATCTGTTTTTGTTACTGGTACGTCTTTCAAAGCTTCTTTTAAAATATCATTCATTCTTTATCTTTCCCTTCTAATTCGTTCATTTTATCTAATACATCATCAATATAAATTAGTTTATCTTCATTAGGATTGCATATTGCGTCAATAAAATCTTGTCTTTCATAAAATCCATTTTCTTTAACAAACTCTCTTAAACTATTCCAGTTGGATTGTAATTTGTTATAATCTTCTTCCAATTGATTATACATTGCTTTAAAACATTCATTCATTATCTATTTCACCTACCTTAATTCCCAATTTACTTTTGGTGTATAATCTATTATTTTTGTTGGATATGGTTCGTATATGTAAATATATTTGATTTCTGGATGCTCTTTTATTTCTTCATATTTACCTTTTATCTCTAACAATTCTTTGTATTCTTCTAGACTAATTTCTATTTTTTCTTTATTCATTACTATCACCTTTTAATATATCGTTTAATTTTTTCCTTTTATTTGTAGTAAGATTATTGAATTCTTTGCTATTTATAAATTCAATTGCTTTATCTCTATTATTTTCTAGTTGTTCTATGTATGATAATAATAAATCTACTTCTCCATATTCTAAATAATAATCAAAAACACCATTGCAATTTTTCATTTTATTTAATAATTCTTCTATCTCTTTATTTTTCATTATTACCACCTCAATTCCTTTCAATATTATTTCTTATTAAAATTTGTCTTACATTTTCACCACTCATATTAAATAATTTAGCAACTTTATTACAAGATTTTAATTCTTTATATTTTTCTATAATAATTTTGTCATTATTATATTTACCTTTTCTTTTATACATATCTTTTATGTTATATGAACTATCACACCATTCAAGATTATTTACACAATTATTTTGTTTATTACCATCAATATGGTTTATTTGATTGTAATTGTTTGGATTATCTATAAATGTTTA